TTCCACCGAGAGTCTAACCTCGGAAAGCCTCGCCTACAGTAGACTAGCTGTAGGCGATCCGCTTCACTGCATAACCGGTCACGGCATCTCGGGAAGAGACACCGTTACTGGGCACACCGTAAAGCGCGCTAGCGAGAATGACTTCAGGCCTCCAGTGATGAAGTGGAGTCCTAGAGGCTACAGGCATGTAGCCATAGACGTACCTGATCCCGTGCTTGACAACACAGGACCATTTCGTCGGGTCACTCTCAGTGATTACACAGTCCCCTAAGGCTCCGGGTCCGCGCAGTTTCCTGAGCGGATACGGTAAAGCTTCAATAGCCAGGGCGCGAGCCCTACTACTGTAGCAAGCACGGATTGCGTAATCTTCAACAGAATGGGCCAACCGACCCAACCCGTTGATAAGCGAGAACGTTTTCTGCGGTTCATCGGGAAACTCCTTTAGGTAGAATGGCCTAACAGCCACGCCGTTAAAGTAGTCCCCACCGCAGGACTCTCTAAAGACCCCCGTAAGGAAGGTCTTCTTGCTATTCGGCCTGAAGCCAAAGTAGCGAAGGAGAGTTGTACAGAGTTTTCCAGCAAGCGTTGGGACGATTATGTCGTCGCCATACACGAGCACGTCGGACTCATCTGCTCCAGCCAAGTGACACGCTTCACGCGCGATCGCTAGGAAGATCAGAGTTTCGAGTTCGAAGGTGAATCCGTTCCCCATCGAGGAGAACTTGTTCAAGAAAACCCATTTCCCGTCTACAAAGGTCTTAGGAGACCGTAGTGTCATAAGCAACTCCCACCATTCAGCGGGAAGTAGCAGTTTGACAAGGGAAGTACATACGTTGTCGCTAGCGCTACTCAAGTCGATCGTTGCGTGCGTTCCATGCTGGGAAGCATATTGCGCAGCGCGTCTATGGATCTCTTGACCGAAATCAAGGTCGATGCCATAGGGCTTGAGCCGGGTGCGAATACACCGGCCTACACCGAGCTGATAGTACACGTTTAAAGACGGTTCTATCGCTATGCCGCGATCTTGCAATGCTGTCTTGGAAACGGTTGTGAACCTGTTCCCCTGACAGAAGAGCGGACTTGATTGTGGACTGGCGACTACCGCGCGGGCCCAGGCCGTCCTTTCCCATAAGGATCGGAGCGACCAGGCATTCCGCGTGGTGGTCAGGCGAGACGTCATTTTATCGGGGATCGTCGTCAACTTCCCCTTATCGCCAAACGTAGCACCGGGACCGAAACGCGCACCTTCCAGTTCCAAAGGAAGGCGCCCGAGCACTCTAGTAACAAAGGCACGCATTCTCGCGATGGATTTCGCGATGGGCATGTCTGCGAGGTCAAAAGGACCGTTATGCAGATACTTCGAGAGCCTGGCGTTTGTGAGCGCGCACTGTTCCTCGTCCTTGTAAAAGGACGCGATTGCTTTAGCCTTAAGGTCAAGGCCTTTGATATCGAAATCTCTGTACTTCTTGAAAAAGTCAGAGACTGCGCGATCTCGGGCCAGCCGATCGGCCTGGCAATCCAAATAGTGCATCGGGTCAGTCGTAAGAGATACGAGCTGCTCGAGCTCATTCGCTTGGAATAACAGCCAAGCTGTCAGCGAACGAGGGGTATCGGCCTTCTGGCAGAGCGCCAAGAAGATGCCACACAGTTGCTGTGGTAGCATGATTCGACCTTTCTTCCCTTAAGTGGGAGCGTAACCGGCTTTGAAGCTGTCCTTCATGAGGACAGACACACCGAGGTTCATGCACTGTGAGACTGCTTCGGCAACCACGGTATCCGGCACTGAAGTCGGAACTGTGGCCGTGAAGCTGATCGGCACGCGTGCAATCACCGAAGTGATGCCGGTGGTCGAATCGGTCGACACGTGAGGATATTGGAAGTCCAGCTGGACCCGGCGCGCGTCGCGGGGGCCATTCCAAGCAGTCCGGAGCGATACCATCGCTTTCAGATTTGCCTGAGTGGCCATCGCGTCTTGACGCCAGACGGCTGCAACTCCATCACCCGAACTTGGCGACAGAGCGTTGTACACCACGTCAGTGGTGCCATCGTTTTTCTTGACGGTGATATTTGCCATCGAGGGCATGATGATTCCTTTTGGGTTGATTGATCAAGTGGCTCACTTCAGCAATTGAAGCAGGAGTGAGATGGCGGTTGCGCCACGCTGCCACGAGAATCGAGGTGAGGTTGGATAAGTCAGGTGTACAGGGGGAAGACCCAGAGTTCTGGTCATCGTCGTCCCTCGCGAATTAATGAGAGTGTTAAGCTCCCATGGTTTAAGCGAGTTCAAACGATTGATGTTCTCTTTAACGCCTTGACCGTTTCGTAAGGTCGTGTAGCTAGTATTATAGTGTCCACAGCCGAGCAATCCATCATACATCCCGATGAGTTCGGAGATATTGACGAACCAATCAACCACGAAACTATATGGTGCTAGGTTCCACGCTACGGAGGCTGGGTTAACAAGGCCCAGCTGTGCGAGCAGTGCTATGTTAGGGTTTGTGACTTTTACGTCAGCCCTAACGCAGTATCCAACTCTGTAATCCACTTTCGTGGTGGTGATCGAGTTTGTGAAGGCGGATACCACTTCATAGTGATCGCGGGCACTCGCCGTTGCCTGCACTCTACGAGGATTGGGGTCCCTCTCGAATGCTTGCATACAGGCATAGATGTCCGACATCAATGGAGCCCATCCAAGATGGAGCTCCAACCACCAGTCGCCGAACGTCTTCAAACGTTCGGAGGTGTTACGACCAATCTTGTCCTTAGAAAGTCCAAGAGCACGGCCAGCCCGATGAAGGCCGGTAATCCCCACATCTCTGCGGAGATAGTGCGCAGCTTCTTCCAGCTGCTTTAGTCGGTGAGTCAGCATGCTCAATGACTGACTCCATTCACCTAAGGTCTCTCCAAGCGAGGCTTGCGCCACAGCTTGGGCTTCTGATACGAATTTGGCAGCAGCCCGATTTGAGACGAGGTTGTTTAGGTTGTTCCATCGTCCTGTATCACTACAGGTCGACAGACCAACTTCATTCGCCGCGTCGCAGGTTTGGTTTTTGCCTTGAGTGTAGTCTACTTGACCGCAACGCATGGTGTAAGGAAGCGGCGCGACGCGATGGTTACGCGTGTTGCCGCTCCTATACCAGGTTTTGGTCTTATAGAAGGTTCTACACCACGAGCCTGCACCAGTGTCAGGATTTGACACTTTAAAAGATGTGAAGGCCAGAGTATCAGAGAAAGGACCGTACATGGGACATTCTTTCGAGATGGTCCCATGAGGGCTAGGCAGTTTCTACCTGAGCCCGGAACCGGTTGTTAATTGGTTCCAGAGAAAATCTCCTTCCGGCGAAGACTGATGAAGAGTTTTACCTCGTCCACCAGCAGCCTGTGGTACTGACGTACCTCAGAGATCGGCCCTTTTGAGGCCGTATACCATCCGAACTCACGTTCGAATCTACCCAGCGCGCGATTCACGAGCAGAGCCTGCGCGTGAACTTGCACTGAGTAACCGTCATTCCAAGGGCAATTCGCGAGCGTTACCGCTTCGACGATTGCCAAGGTCTGAGAGGGGGTGAAGCTGATAGACATAGGTAGACTCCAATCAAGTCATAAACCG